GGCGGCCGCCCAAACCGATGCAGACATCCTCATCTTCGGGGATGCGGACACGGTCGGAGATCACCAGGCCATCCGTGAGGCGGTAGATCACGCCTCAGAGACGGGCGAGTTGACGTATCCGCACACCCGGACGGTGAAGCTCTCCAAGACCGGCACGGCTCAGTTGAAAGCCGGGCAGAGCGTCAAGGGCGGCCAGCGGCTCGAGGGGTCCCCCGCCGGGATTCTCGTCGTCCGCCGCGACCTCTACGAACAAGTGCTCTGGGATGAACGCTTCGACGCCGGCTGGGGCTACGAGGACGTCGCGTTCGCGATGGCCGCCCGCACACTCGGCGGCGTCCACCGCATTGAAGCGAACATCATCCACCTGTGGCATCCGGTCGCCGCCGAGAAACGAGACGCCATCGGATACAAGACCGGCAACCGGGCACTCCGAGACGAATACGGCCGAGCCGACGGGAACCCGAAGTCCATGAGGCGACTGCTGGAGGAGCTGCGATGTTGTTCGGCCAGCAGACCGCCGCTACCGGCCCCTGGTTCCACCAGCGGCTAGGACAAGCCCACTCGATCCCCGTCACCGAATGGCCCCACTTCCTCGCCCTGGAGGGCGACCACGACGCCTACCTGGACTATCTGAAGGTCTCATGGTCGTACTACCGGCCGAAGTCCAACACACCACAGGAACGCGCGGCTCAGCTGGCACGACTGTTGACGACCGATAACAGCGAACCGGTGAAGGTGGTGCGTCGACCTGACGGCGAGATGCTGGTGGTTGACGGGAATCATCGGACCGCTGTCGCCTTCCACCGCGGAGCCGAGCCGGACATCATCGAGATTCCCGCTGCCACATGGCTGGAGAAATCAGTGGCAAACCCGACCGAACGTTACGGGACACGGCCGGGGTTGCCTTACCAGTCGGTCTTCCACGACGGCCGGGAGATCATCCAGGGAAGGCGCAGGGACACGTTGACACGCCACCAGGCGATCGCTGCTGAGGATGTCCTCGACTTGGGGTGCAATATCGGAGCAGCGACGTTCCTCGCCGGCGGTCACGGCGTGGACACGTCGCCCCGGATGATCACGTCAGCGTGGAGGCTCGCCGCCTACCTGGCAAGCCCGGCGACGTTCGACGTGGCCGACCTCAACACGCAGGCCTTCGAGTCGGAGACGGTGTTCTGCTTCGCGGTCATCGCTCACCTCACCGACCTGACGGCGGTCCGGGCAACCCTGTCGAACGCTGAGACCGTCTATTTCGAAGAGAACGACGGCCGCGCCCAGTTCCCGAAGGTGGCCGACCTGTTCACCCAGGTGGAGGAGCTGGCAGGAGACCGGAGGTTGTACCGGTGCCGTTGAGAGCCTTCTGGTACAGGAACGTCCGCAACTTCGGGGATCTGCTCACCGAGTGGCTCCTGGCCGAGCACGGGATCGAGGTCGAATGGACCCCACCGAAACGAGCCGAGTTCGTGGGGGTCGGTTCGATCCTCCAGGCTCTCCCACCGAGGTGGTCAGGAACGGTGTGGGGCGCCGGTCACATCAAACGCCGAGCGCATCTACCCAACGCCCACATCCTCGCTCTGAGAGGCCCGCTGACCGGCGACGCTCCGCTTTACGCAGATCCCGGTCTGCTCGCTGGGAGGGGCGTGTCAGTGACCGCGGAGCATCCGACAGGTGTGGTCGCCCACTACATCGCGCCGCTTCCCGTCGACGGATACCGGATCGATGTCCAAGCCGACCCTGACACGGTGATCCGAGAGGCCGCCAGATGCGAGCGGATCGTCTCGTCGTCACTCCACGGTCTGATCCTCGCCGACAGCCTCGGCATCCCCAACAAGTGGGTGCATGAGCCGAAGGTCGTCGGCGACGGCTTCAAGTTCCGGGACTACGCAGCATCGTTCGGTGAGACGATCGTGCCGGGAGTGTGGCGGCTGGCCCCCCAAGAGCAGGTGGTCGAGAAGCAGGAGCGGCTTGTCGAATGTCTGATGTCGTCTATTTCGTCCGTCCCGGCGACGACAATCCCGAGCTCCGCTATTCACTGAGATCCCTCGACAACATCGACCACGGCGACGTGTGGATCGTCGGTCACAAGCCGTCATGGGTGCGGAACGTCCGCCACATCGACTACACCGCCGACCCGGCACTGTCGAAGTGGGAGAACGTCACCCACGCCACCGCGATCTCCACCGGCCAGCTCCCAGACGAGTGGGTGCTGTTCAACGATGACTTCTTCGCCGTCAAACCCACCGTCGTCCCTCTCTGGTATCACGGCCGACTGAAAACCGTCGAACGGCCCGGGAACGGAGCCACATGGCGGGCGGGGAAGTACCAGACGGCACGTCTCCTCGAGTCGTGGGGCTCTGACACGGTCGACTACGAGCTGCATGTCCCGATGCCGGTCATCAACGACGGCATGGCCGAAGTGCTGGGCAGAACGAACGGCCGGATCGTCGCACTGCAGCGACGCAGCCTGTACGCCAACTATCTCGGAGTGGGCGGCACCCAGCATGTGGATGTGGCTGTCGGCCAGCGGGGGACATGGCGACCGGACTGGGGTTGGGTTGCCACCAACGACGTATCGTTCCGGTCGTGCGAGGTCGGTGAGCGGATCCGTGACCTGTTCCCCACACCCTCCGTATTCGAGGGTAAGGCCCGGCCGGTCCCTCAAACCCGGTCTGAGCGGCTCACAGTGAAGAAGGCCCAAGCGATGGAGGAGTCTGTCATGCCCAGATATCAGAACAAGAAGGAGCGGCTCGTCAGGAAGGTGTACCGGGACGGGACCGTGACCGTCCTCGTAGACGGTCAGTGGCAGCCAGAAACGACGGTCACGGACGAGCCTGACGGGTTCGCCTGTGACTGTGGGTTCGTCGCGAAGACCGCCGGAGGGCTCACATCCCATCAGCGGTCACACACGAAGGAGAAGTGATGCCGTCGCTTGAGGTGAAGATCGACACACGCATCCCCTTCAGAACGAAAGCTCGCATGAAGGTCGGGTGGCTGACCGCCCGGCTCGGTCTGCTCACCGTCACGTCTCGTCTGGTGCGCCGGTTGGCGTTCGACTATCGGATCGGCCGTGGCAAGTGGACGCGGCGGTGGGTGGAAACGGAGATGACGTGGCACTGATCACCGAAGCCTTCTACACCGCCCGATACGGATCGGGGAACAGCGCCCAGATCACCGCGTTCATCGCCGATGTCTCCGCCGAAGTCGTCGACTACGTGAACACCCTCGATACGGACTCCGTCGATCCGATCGACGCCGACGACTGGGACGACATCACCGCCCCAGCCGCCATCCAGGGGGCAGTCGCTCGGATCGTGAACCGGGCGATCGGCAACCCCCTCGGCATCTCCCAGGAGGGTCTTGGGGATCATCAGCGTTCGTTCACGGTGGGCATGTCGGGCGGGATGATGTCACCCAAGGACAAGCGGATCATCCGGCGGGCTGCGGGGGCGTCAGGCGGTCAGAACCTGGGCATGGAAGGGTATCTGCCGCTCGAACCGGTGCCGCTCGAGTCTGACCTCGGGCTGTGATATCTAGCGGGAAGAACCCCTCGGGTAGCGCCCGCCCAAGCGCCAAGCCGTTTGCCTCTACAGGTCGGGCTGCCGGTCCCCGAGGGGTTTCACCAAGAGATTGTAGGGGAGGCTTGTCGTGTCTGCCATCACCCACTGGTTGAACACGTCCCTGGTGGTCTGGCGGCCCTCGCTCGTGGCTGACGGGTCGGGAGGGTTCACCGAAACCCTCGCCAGTCAGGGCGCTCAGTCGTTCAAGGTCGACCAGTCCTCGGCGGCCGAGCAGACGGTCGCGCAGCAGGCAGGTGCCAACCACACCCACTCGATCTTCGGTGAACCCGACGTGGACGTGAAACGGGGCGACTGGCTCGCCCCGTCCGGTGTGGATCCGAACGACCCGACCGCAGGCCAGACCGCCTATCAGGTGATCTCCACCACCCAGCCGTCCACCCCCCGCTACCTGAAATGCGCGGTCGAGAGAATCGAAGTGGCATGAAGATCAGCATCGAAGGCATCCCCGAACTGGAGAAGGCGCTCGCCGACAAGACCTCCGAGATGCACGGTCAGCTGGTCGAAGCGGTCGAAGAGGCCGCCCGGGCGGTCCGCGACGACGCCCGCCAGCTCGTCCCCCGCGACACCGGAACCCTCCACGACGGCATCAACTACACGACCGACGGACCCACCGCCGAAATCGGGGTCCTCGACCCGTCCCTGCACTATGGGGCGTTCGTCGAATTCGGCACGTCGAAGATGCCTGCCCGTCCGTTCATGGCCCCGGCCGGTGACCTCGAACGGGCCCGGTTTGTGAAACGCCTGAAAGACGCGGTCCGATGACCGCCCAAACTCCGGTCGGGCTGATCCAGACAGCCATCTATGAGCGGCTGGGCAGCGAGTCCACCCTGCTCGATGTCTACGACCATGTGCCCGAGGGCACACCGAAACCGTATGTGGTGGTCGGTGAAGCCTATGAGACGCCCCGGAACTCTCATTCGGAGCATGGCCGCCGCACCGTCCACACTATCCACGTCTGGTCCGACCACCGTGGCTATTCGGAAGCGACCGGGATCTGTGACGTCATCGTCGCCCTGTTGGATCACCAGCCGATGACGATCGCCGGATTCAACACCGTGTCGGTCCGTTTCGAGTTCCTCCAGCTCGCCCCCGACCCTGATCCGGACGTCCGGCATGCGCTGATCCGGTTCGTCGTCACCACAGAACAGACCTCCTAGCGCCACCCCGGCACCCCAACACGGAAGCCCTCGAAGTCCGGGGGCTTTCTCGCGTCATGAAGGAGAAGAGACAATGTCCGGCAAAGACGGATTCGGTACGAAGCTGCTTCGCAGCGACATGGCATCCTCGCCCACGTTCACCGAGCTGGCGGGGATCACAAGCATCAGCGGCCCAGGGATTTCGAGGGAGATCCTCGATGTGACCGCCCACGACTCCGCGGACGCCTACCGGGAGTTCCTCGGCGGGGTGAAAGACCCCGGGGAGGTGTCGGTCGACGTCAACTATGACTCGTCTGTGCATGACGTGTGGGTTGATGACCTCGACGACGTGGACCCGCGCGACTACCAGCTGGAGTTCCCCGACGGGACCGTCTGGGACTTCAAGGCGTTCCTCACCAACTTCGAACCGACCGCACCCTTCGACGACAAGCTCACCGCCAGCGCATCGTTCAAGGTGACCGGCAAGCCCGTCATCACCCCGGCATGAGCCTCCTCACACGCGACCAGGTCGACAACGCCGACGACCTCCCCTACGAGGACGTGCCGGTCCCCGAATGGGGTGGCACTGTCCGGTTGCGGACCCTCACCGGAGCCGAACGGGACGCGTTCGAGGCGTCGGTGGTGTCCCAGAACGGGACGAACCGGCGGGTCAACCTGAAGAACGTCCGCGCGAGGCTGGTCGGCCTGAGCCTGGTCGACGAAGAGGGCAACCGTCTATACGCCGACGCTGACGTGCCGAAGCTCGGGAAGAAGTCAGCAAAGGTCCTCGACCGGCTCTTCTCGAAGGCACAGAAGCTGTCCGGGCTCACCGACGACGACGTCGAGGAGCTCGTTGAGGGTTTCGGGATCGCCCCGAACGACGAGCCTGGTTCCGGATAGCCGCACATCTCGGGATGACGGTCCGGGAGGCGCAGACCCGCATCGATTCGCGGGAGTTCGCCGAATGGCTCGCATACGAGAGGCTGACCGGTCCGCTCGGCGGTGAACGGGGCGACCTCCACACGGCGATCCTCGCCGCCACCGTCCACAACCTGTGGGCGAAACGGCCCCGCAAGCTGCGGGACTTCATGCCGCAGTGGGCGCAGAAACGCCAGACCGTCGACGAACAGCTCGCCTGGGTGAAAGCCATGAACAAGGCGTTCGGTGGGACCGTGGAAGGAGCCGACGAGTGAGCACTCTTGCTGAGCTGATGGTGAAAATCGGGGTCGACGACACCGACCTCGAGAAATCCATCTCCTCTGTCGGCACGAAGGTCGGCGCGTTGGCCACCGCCGCCGGCGCCGGCCTGGAAGGGTTCGCCCGTTCCCAGCAGGAACGCAACGTCATGCTCGAACAGATGGGCCGTGTGACCGGGGAAGGGTCCGACGCGTTACGCGCGATGGCCACGGACCTGCAGAACGTCACCTTCCCGATGGGGGAGGTCGTCGATCTGATGGAGACCGCCACCCAGCGGGGCCTTCGCGGGGACGCCATCGCCGAATACGCCACCTTCTGGGACATGGTCGGGGACGCCACCGGCGAGGCCGGGCCCGCGTTGGGTAAGGCGGGGGTGGCGCTCGGTCTGGTCGGTATCGCCGCCGGGAACGAGGCGGAAGCTCTCGACGCGTTCGGTTACATCACCGACAACACGACCGGGTCGATCGAGGGGTTCCTGAAGTTCGTTGAGAAGACCGCCACCGAGTTGGGTGACGCCACCCCCAACGTCAACGACATGGCCGGGGCTCTCGGTGCTCTCGAGGACTCCGGTTTGTCGTCCCAGCGTGCGCAGCGCGAGTTGCGTTCTGCGCTGTCCGCCACCGACGGCGACATGGTCGCCGCCCTCGAAACTCTCGGTATCACCGAAGAGGCGTATCTGGCTCAGGTTGAAGCAGTGTCGGCGTCGTCGGGTGCGATCGAGGCGAACGCCGGGGCGTATGCGGATTCGTTCACTCCGATGCAGAAGATGCAGGCGAAGATCGAGAACCTGATGACCAAATATGGGGGCCTCGCGGACGCCGCCGGGATGGTCGCAGCTCCCCTGTCATCGGTGGGCGTAGCGATGATGGGGTTCTCCCGGCTCGCGCCCGGGTTCATCGGCCGTATCGGCGCGATGGTCGCCGCCATCGGCACGAAGATCACCGCGCTCGGCTCGTGGGCCGCGGCGACTGTCGCGCAGGGGGCGAAGGCGTTGGCGTCGATGGCAGTGACAGCCGCCAAGTTCGTTGCCCACTACGCCCGGATGGCTGTTGCGTCGCTTGTCTCCGCAGCGAAGATCGCCCTGTCGTGGATCATCGCTATGGGACCTATCGCGCTCGTCATCGCCGCAGTGGTCGGCCTTGTCGCTCTCATCATTGCGAATTGGGACACGGTGAAGAAGTGGACGAAGAAGGCGTGGGAATGGGTGTCCGAGAAGATCGCCGCCGTCTGGGACTGGATCACAGACACCGTCTCTGCCGGGGTGACAGCGGTCGTCGGGTTCTTCACCAACCTGCGGGACAAGATTAAGGCTGCGGTGACCGCCGCACGTGACTGGGTGATCGAGAAGTTCGGTCAGCTGGTGACTGGTGCGATCGGCAAGGCGGTCGAACTGGTCGACTGGATCCGGGGGCTGCCCGCCCGCATCCTGTCCGCCATCGGGGACCTGGCGATGCTACTCGTTGATGCCGGGAAGAGCATCGTGACCGGCCTGTGGGAAGGCATCAAGTCGATGGGCGGATGGCTGGCCGACAAGATCGGCGGCTGGGTGAAGGACAAGATCCCCGGTCCGATCGCGTCGGTGCTTGGCATTTCGTCACCGTCGAAAGTGACCGCAGGGTTGGGTAGTGAGGTCGCCGCCGGGCTCGCGATGGGCATGTCAAAGGATCTGCGTCTGGTTGAGCGGTCCGCCATGCGTCTCGCCGCCGCCTCCCTCCCGGAGATTTCGGGTGTGCGGACGCCTGGCGTGTCCTCCGCGTCCGGTGACGGTCCGGCGGTCCCGGCCGTTTCCGCCATGTCGGGCGGATCTACGGCAGGGCAGTCAGCCCAGCAGCCGATCTACATCGGGAACGTGTACGGCTGGGATGACTTCGTGACGAAGGTGCGGGCGGCGGGCGTGGACATCAACCGGCTCGGCTGGCAATGACCCAGCCGACGGTCACGGTCGAAGCAGCGTTCGGGTCGTCCATGTTCGACGCCTCACCGTCATGGACTGACATCTCTGCCTACTTCCGATCCGGGAACACCGCCAGGGGCCGGGCGTCAGTCGATCAACGGTTCGAAACAGGTACCGCGTCGCTGGTCTTGGACAACCGGGACGGCCGGTTCACCGTTGATAACCCGTCGTCGCCGTACTACCCGGATGTGAAGATCGGCGTTCCGATCCGCATCACAGCGACGTGGGCCACCGTCACCTATCCGCTGTTCTACGGGACCGCGAGGTCGTGGCCGCCGGACTATCCGACCGGGAACATCGAATCCACCGTGACGGTGCCGCTGGCGGACGGGTTCTACAACCTGAACCTCGAGGACCTGGCCGGAGAGACATTCGACGCGCAGCCAACCGACGAGCGGATCATCGCTGTGCTCGACGCGATCGGCTGGCCCGCTGCCCTCCGCGACATTGACGACGGGGTGGCGACTGTTCAGGCGACCGATGTGGCCCTACCGAACGACGGCGGTGAACAGCCCGCCCTCGCCCACCTCCTCGACGTGGCCGAGTCCGAGGTCGGTGTGTTGTTCATGGGCGGGGACGGCAAGGTCGTGTTCCGTAACCGGGTTGCCATGTCCGCCATCGTCTCAGCCGCGACGTTCGACGGGACGGACTATCAGGAGATCGGTCTCCGATACGACGATTCGATCCTGTACAACGACATTCGGGTCGCCCGTGAGGACGGCATCCAAGTCACCTTCGTCAACACGACATCCGTAGCCGAGCATGGCCGCCGGGTGTTGACCCGGGACGTCATGCCGATGGGGAACGACCCCGAAGTGCTGAACGTCGCTGAGTGGCTGTCCACCCTGTTCGGTTCCCAGCGGCTCCGTATCGAAGGGCTCAAGTTCAAACCGTTGAAGGACACGACGCTGATGGCCTCCATGCTCAACCTGGATCTGCGGGACGCCGTCACGATCCAGATGACCCCGCCCGGTGTTGACCCGCTCAGTCAACTGTCCGCGATCGAGCATATCCGCCATGAGATCCGCCCGCAGGATTGGACGACGGTCTGGTCAGTCATCCCGCTCACCGATTTGGAGCAGCGGGAGTTCTGGATTCTCGGCACCTCCGAGCTCGACACCGAAACCCGACTCGCATAGGAGCCCCGAATGGCCTATTCCACCCCCCGCACGTGGGTAACCGCCGAGATCGTGACCGCGGCACACATGAACCAGGAAGTCCGGGACAACCTGGGCGCGGCGTTGCCGGACGAGGTGGCCGCGGTTGATTGGACCCCCACGTTGGAGGCGGCCGGGTCGAACCCTTCCACATCGGGTGTGACCGGCAAACGGTGGCGGGTCGGTCCCATCCAGTTTGTGCTTGCCCGGTTCGTTCTCTCCACCGCCGGGTCCGGGGAGTATTTCGTGACCCTCCCCACAACCGCTGCGGGGATCACCGCCAACACAGGCGCCGGGCTCGGTCAAGCGATCGGCACATTCCATGCTCGGGATATCACTCCGGCGTGGATGCTGCAGGGCAACGTCCTGTTGAAGACGGCAGACACGGTCGTGTTCCATGCGTCGTCATATGAGGGGGTCGTTGGCGGCGGGACCGAGTCCGGGATCTTGCAGCACAACGGCCCACGGGCCTGGGGTTCGGGTGACGTGTTCTCGTTCATGGCGTTCTACCCGGTCGCATGAACACGAATACTCTCCGCCGGTTGAACTGGTTGTGGAAGCACCGTCACACCCACGACGACGACAACATCGCGGAGCAGTTGACGATCATCACCGGGGAGATCCAGCAGCAGGTTGATGCGGTGGCGGGCGCAGAAAACGGCGCACGTATCCATTTGACCCGCACTGCCACCCAATCGATTGGCGTGGGCGGGGAGGCTATCGACTGGGACACGTCCCATATTCCGCCGGTCGGCTTCGACGGGGCCACCCCGCTGCCTCGCAGCGACCTCCCGGTCGCACTGGTCGGCTACTACAACGTCCATGTGACGCTCGGCTGGGCCTCATGGACCGGCGGCGGTTCCGTCTGGGTTACCCGTGAGCGTGACGGGGCGGAGCAGACGATGTGGCCGCCCGCGGACGACCCGGACGTGTGGACGGCCATCGGAGCGTCCAGGTTCTCGAATACGGCACCCGCGATCCCTTGCAGGGCCGGTGATCTGATCCGGGTGTATGTCGACGCGGAGGATGCCTCGGCGCAGGACCTGGCGTCCGCGACCCTGGCGTTGTATCTGGTAGAGCGGGCGCCGGATGTGACCGGACCGATCCTCGTCACACCGGGCGTCGCCGTCCGTCCGGCGTCACCCACGAACGAGGTGTTCCACGACGCCGAATACGAGCTGTTCTACACGTCGGGCACGGTCATGGTGTCGAGGGAGTCGGACGGGACCGGCGCATACACGGTGGATAACGCTATCGACATCTACGTGAACGGGGTGCTGGAGCACACCGACTTCACGGACCCGCCAGCTGCCCGCGGTCCTACCGATATTGCCAGTTTCCTGAACCCGGGGGCGAACACGGTGCGGATCGTCCTCAGAGATCAGAGCGGCGTGAACGTGTCGTCAACGTCGATCTGGATCGTGCCGGAGGTATGACCTGATGGGATGGATACCTGACCCAGGCGGCGTCACCGACCACGGGGCGCTCGCCGGGCTGACAGACGACGACCACCCGCAGTATTCGCTGGCGTCCGGTGCGCGGGCGTTCACCGGCGAGGTGGCCGGTGTCACCCCAACGGTGGACGCGTCGCTCGCGACGAAGGGATATGTGGATTCGGTCGGTGGCGGCGCGACCGTCATCCACGGGGCCACCCCACAGTCGGACGGGTCGCTTCGGTTCGCGTACGGGGTGGACGCCTCCGGCCGCCCCACCTACACAGCGGCAGGCACCGCCGACATCTCCGCAATTGTGATCCAACAGTCCGACGGCCGCTACGCGGTGAGAGAGGTTTGACATGGCAGACGTAACGTTCGTTCGAGCGACCGGTGGCGGCCGGGAGGACGTGTCCACGGTGGCCGCGACCGGCACCACCGAAACGCTCAACCTGGCCGACGGGAACGTCCACGACGTTACCCTCGACGATGACTGCACGTTCACGTTCTCCGGGACTGTCGCGTCGGTCGCCTGCGGGTTCACGCTGATACTCCGCCAAGACGGCACCGGGTCGCGGCTTGTCACGTGGCCCGGCTCGGTTGACTGGCCGGGAGGTTCCGCCCCCACCCTTTCCACCGGCGCCAACGACGTGGACGTGTTCACGTTCCTCACCATCGACAACGGGTCTACCTGGCTGGGGTTCGTCGCCGGACAGGACCTCTCGTGAGTCTGCTGGCCCGACGGCTGAGTGTCGGCGCAGAGTTCACGCCCCTCCCCGCCGGCGACTTCGACTATCCGAGCCCCGTCCGGGACAGGGCCATCACCGAACTCAACGGTGCCAGCTCTCCGGGAACCATCGACTACCCGGCCTCCGTCTCCGCCGGGGATCGCCTAATCTTGTGGCTTGCCGGTGATACCGCTCAGACGTTCGGGGTGTCCGGGTGGACCGAACTCGACCAGGTCTCAGGTACCGATTCGTTCGGCCTATTCTGGAAGACCGCCGACGGCACGGAGGGCGGCACCACCTTTTCTGTCACGTTCACTACCAACAGCCGTGACATTTCCGCCATCGTATGGGCGGTCCCGTCGACTGGGGATGTGGAAGCGACTGCCATCCAAACCGGCACCGGGACTTCGATCACTCTCCCCGACCTCACCCCCGCCGCCGGGGAAGACCAGTACCTGTGGCTGGTACTGCTCGGCTTCAACGGGGCGCCCGGTTTGGTGTCCGATTGGGGGGAGGGTGTTGGTGGATGGTTCTTCTCCGCTGCCCCCGGCTCGTCGGTGTCCGCCGACGTAGGCGAGTTTGTGTTGACTGCCGCGTCGGACGGGCTCAGCACCGTCACACTGGCCGGCTCCGTGTTCAACGGGGCCGCTATCGCCGCGGTCCCTGTTGTGACAGCCGACGTATCCGAATATCCGCGTCCGGTCGGCATTGCCGAATCCATCTGGTCATCGTTGGCGTCAAGCCAAGCCATGAACCTTCCGTCCGGGATCGTCTCGGGCGAGGTTCTTGTCGCTGAAGTATCAGTCGGCTCCGACCGAACCCCGACGATCACCGGTTGGGATACGGTCGCCACCGACAACCAGTCCACCTTTATTCGCACCCGCATCTTCAAGAAGGTCGCGGACGGTGGCGAAGGGGCGACCGTCACTGTCAATCTTGACGGGACCGCGAAAGGGTCGGCGATATGCCGACGCATCGAGAACGTCGACGCCACCAAGATCGAAGCGGCAACGGCGGCCGCCCTTGAAGCCGCCATCACGTTCCCGACACTCACCCCAGCGTCCGGGTCCGCCAAGATCCTATGGATCGTCGGGGCGGGGATTCTCGAAGGCAGGAGACCGTTCTTCTGGCCGCTCGGAATTTTCGACTCACCCGCCTGGATTCGGCTCGTCAGCCAGAACACTGACGAAACCGCCTCCTATTCGCAGGCCGTCTTCGCGGAGGCGTCGTCGCTGTCACCCGCCGCCGGTGAAATCGTGAACTCACGCAAAGTCGCCTATGTCATCGCCATCTACCCGTGAGCGTTGGGGCTCCGGTCAATGCTCCCCGGGAGGCTCCCCCTGGGACACCCGCCGGAGTGTCCGGCGAGCGTTGACTACCTCAAGCCAGACCGCGACCATCACCCATGCGACGACCACACCCACACCCGCAACGATCCACCTCATAGGACTGCCCCCATGTGGGACGGGCGAAGATAGAACAGGTTGTCGTGACGTGGCATCCGCCCATCGAAAGGCACCAGATCGGACCTCGTGTCCTTGCCACGGCTCAACCGGAACACCCGATAGTCGTTCACATCAAGGATCCACTCCATCACCCCGGACCGATCCCCGGCACCGATCGTCGACGACTCAACGCACAAGGCGGGCGCGTCGCCAGACGCCAGCAGCCGTTCCCCGCCCTTCAACGCGTCGAGTTCCCACCCTTCGACGTCCAGTTTGATCGCCGTTGGCGGGCCGTACTCGCCGGCTAGCGAATCGAGACTTCTCACAGGTACCGGGATAGAACCCGTCCCATCCGCGAGCGTGTTCCCGGCAGCATTGTCCAGGTCGGTGACCATCCCCGCCCCGTCCGCCACCCCGATAGCCGCATGATGGGCGGTCACATTCGACAGCCCGTTGCGACGAACGTTCGCCTCGAGGACGGCGTGAGTTCGAGGGTGAGGCTCGAAGGCGTGCACGTGAGAGGCGTACCCGGACAACGGGAGAGCGATCGCACCTATGTGAGCCCCCGCGTCGATCACGATCCCGCCAGCAGCCACCCGGGATAGCACCTGCACCGTTCCCGCCTCGTAGGTGCCGTGGTAGTAGAGGGCGGCATCGTTCGGCCGGCCGCCACGAGGGTCGATGTCGAACCGGAAACCGGCCGCGTCAACCACCCCAGACGGCGGTTTCGGTGCGTACTTCCACGAGGCGCGGATCAGCTCTGACGGCGCCCACCGGTCAATCAGAAAAGGGACGACGCGACGTTCCAAGGCTTGAAGCGTTCTCACCCAGATCACCGTACCCGATGTTGTCTAGGCCAGGAGACTCAATGCCCCCTGACGCCCTGACCACTGTCCAACTCCTCGGCGAACTCAACAACCGGTTCGAACGGGTCGAACGGGCCATCCTCGGTGACGACTCGATCGGCCATCTCGGACTCGTCAAACGCACCGAAATGCTCGAGGTGCTCGGCCGTGACGCCCAGATCGTCCACGACGGCATCGACGCACGACGCATCGGCGGCGACAAGCGGACACACGAACGCATCGACGGCGTCTTCGTCGAGCTTGCCCGAGTCGAGAAGAAGATCGATCGGCTTCTGTGGGCGTTCGCCGGGGCGGGTGCTGTCGCCGGTGGGTCGATCGCCGGGTTCGCACGTCTGATCGGCGGCTGACCACTTATCACGAAGGAGGGCCCGTATGACTGACCGTTACTTGTCGCGCGCCGACTGGAGTGCCAACACGAGCCTTCCCCGCCTCGGCTTTAACGTCGATCCGGCCAGACGCACCGAAGTACACGTCCATCACACCGCCGCAGTCGACACGTCGGACTTCACCCGGAACCGATGGACAATCAAGAACGCCATCAAATACCAGCGGCAGCTCCAGACCATCCGCCCCGACCTCGGCAAGGACATCCCCTACACCGAAGTGTGGTATGTCTTAGAGAACCTGGACGTGGCGATCATGGAAGGCCGCGGCCTGTCCCGCACCGGGGCGCACACCGCCGGGCACAACACGGCCGGGTTCGGATGGGCGGTCGCCGGGAACTTCGACCTGGGCGACCCGGCCGCCATAGACGTGGTGATCGCGTCGATCGACAACCGGGTCCGGTGGCTCCGCAAGTCCGGGTTCCCGAACCTGACCGACACACATCCGGCAGGACGGATCGTCTACGGGCATAGGGACACGAAAGCGACAGCCTGCCCCGGTGCCCATCTGTTCGCCGCACTCCCCCGGATCACCCTCGAGGCACCAACCCCTCCACCGTCTGAGACACCACCCGACGCCCCCGCCGACGACGTGGCGATCTTGGCCGCCCCCACTGTGACACTGCCGCAGCTGCAACGCTACGCCACCGCCCGCGGAGCCACCACCCGCTACCGCGAGCTCATGCTCTACGTCTGGCACGAGTCGGCCGCCTACGGCGTCGATCCGGCGGTGCCCGCCGCCATCATGGATCACGAGACCGCCGGCGGGCACTTCGGCGGCGTGCTCGGACCCGAGCATCACAATTGGGGCGGCATCAAGACCACTACCGGCGGCGACAACAATGATCCCGACGCGCACGTCCGATTCCCCGACGACGAGACCGGCGTGCGGGCGGTGATCCAGCATGCCGCCCTCTACGCCGGCCTGTGGATACCTGGCGAGCTGCGTGTCGATCCTCGCCACTTCGATTCGATCCGCGGGACTGCCCAGCGGATCGAATCCGACGGTTGGCGGTGGGCCGGCCCCGACCACGGTCCGAACGTCGCCGCCAAAGTCCGCCGCATCCGTCGCGCCTGATATCAAAGGAGATCCCACATGACGAAGATGACCTGGCCTGCGATCACCGAACGAGCCCTCTGGACGTCGATCGAATCCGCCCTGGCGGTGATCGCCGTCGAATCGCTTCTCGACGTGAACATGCCGATCCTCGCAACGGTCGGAGCGACCACCCTCTTCTCGTTCGCCAAGTCGGTTGCTGTCCAACGACTTCAGGTGTTGGGCCGCATCGGCGTCGAATGAGGCGCGGCATGGACCCGTGGCTTCCCTGGGTGATCGGCGGCGCCGTCATCGTCGTGATCTCGGTCCTGGTGCTGTTGCCACGTTTGTGGGGTGGTGACGACCCACCCGGATGACGGATACTTTCCATCAATCCATCGATCGAGACGCCCCCCGGCCATGTGCCGGGGGGCGTCCTTCTATTGGTCCTCGTCGTAGCTGATCGCCAGTACCACCCGGATCAGCTGCTCGTCGGTTGTCCGGGTGTAGAGACGAGTCGTCTCCAAACGCTCGTGCCGCGCGAACCTCGAGACGGTTCGTAGGTCCTTGCTCTTGTCATGTGCCGTAGTAATCGCAGTGTGACGGAGCACATGGGGGCTCACCTCGTCGATGCCCGCTTCCCGGCACACCGCTTTCGTCCATCCCCACACGGTGGCCGCCGTCACATGCTCCCTGCCGCGCGATCCGCCGAACACAAAGTCGGTCTCCCGCTTCACATATTTGAGGTCGTCACGTAGGACCGGATGGACCGGCAGCGCGTACGTCTCGTCACCCTTCCCGAGGACGCTGTACCACTCCCGTCGATCATCGAACCGGGACCACTGCACCGATGCGATCTCGGAGACCCTCAACGCCATGTACAGGCCGAACCCGACTGCCAGGCCCTCCGGTATCCGGTAGCGGGCGGCCTTCGCCAACAGACGGGCGTCGGATACGGAGAGGGCACGGTTCCGGTAGTGCGGTTTCTTCGGCGGACGTATCGCCCCGAGCGGGGCGTCGTAGCCCACCATGTCGTAGTAGTGGGCGAGACTGGCACGCAGATGCCTGAGCGTCGAATGGGAACAGGGGAAGGATTCAGCCAGAGCTCGAAGCTGTATGGCGTCGAGTGACGCGAGGTCCAGTCCGTTGTTCTCACACCACTCTTGCGCCTGATGGACCTTCCGTTCGTAGACGTAGATGGTCCGTGCTGCCAGTCCCGTCCCCGTCAGATGGGCACGGTACCGATCCACCCACCACGGTCTAGCTGACATGCCGTCGGATTCAATGGGACCTACGCCACGTCTTCGAGCATCTTCTCGATGTTGATGATGAACTCGGTCTGACCGGGAATCTGTCCGCCCGGTTCGAGCCATTCGCCGTCAACATGGAAGTCGGAGTCGAGGTGGCAGTCGAAGCAGTGGAAACTCTCTGTGTGGTCGGTTTTGAGGTTACGACGTGATAACCGGTCACGCAGCGTGTCGTGGTTTCGCAACCCCGGAATAGCTTCCTTGAAGTCGCGAAGCTTGTTCAGCGGCTCGGTCAGCCAGTCGAACGATTCGCCGGTGACTTGAGCGACTGCCCAGATTAGCCGAACCTCGGCGTCCCTCTCCGCTAGTTCCACTCGCCGGATGATCTCGCGGCTGAGGGGTGTGTCGAGGATCGCGGATACCTCTTCTGCCAGCCGACCGAGGGTCATGTTTGCTGCCGCTCGTGCCATGCGGACACGACGTGCGACCTCTTCGTCCCCGGGTATCCCCTTCTTCTTCATCGCTGTGCCTTTCGTTGACCGTGCCAGCCAGATGCGCACTATACGCAGATTGCGCACACCCTGTCAAGTAGCACACATTCCTACGCAAGATACTTGACATTCCCTGCTACGCATAATACTGTGCATCCCCATGGCTGGAATATCGCAACGAGAAATGGCCGACGTCATCTTCAGAACCAGAGGACCCGGCTACCCGATCCTCGAATTCATCGCAGACAAACGCGAAGAAACACCCCCGGCCTCCTGGAGAGACATCGCAGACCAGATCTCCGAAATCACCGACGGAGCCGTCGAGGTAGGCCGGGACACGATCCGCCGCTGGCACGAAGCAGCCCAAGAGGTAGCCGCGTGATGTTCCGGCTGCAATCCGAGTCCGATGACTTCATTGCCCGTCTCCGTGCTGGCGTCGAACACGACCTGGCAGATCCTCGGTCAACCCATCCGTCGACCCGTCTCCAGCAAGAACGCCTGTTAGCTCTCTGTACCCACGTTGAGAACATTCGTCGTCTGCTCCGCGAGGTGTACGGCGCATCCGAGGACGGAACCGGATCGCCTCTCCTGGCGTGGGGCTGGCGCGTCCTGCCCCCCAGCTACGGACTGGCGCTCGAACGTGACCGGGTTCGGTCACTGCGTGGGTCGTCGTCCGTCTTGGACTGGAAGGCCGCCGCGTGAGCTTCCTGTACCGCATCGACTTCATCGTCCGCCTGAATGGCGGGCTGACCGGCGTCTCACCCGGAGCCTCCCATGGTTGATGTGAGAGTCCCCTGTCTGATCTGCACTGACGCGACCATCGATTCGACGGAGTTGACGTTGATCGCCAATCAGGAGTCGATCGACTACTCGTTCGTTCATTGCGGGACCGAGACGAGAAGGTACGCGACCCGTGACATGGTGCAGGTTGCGTTGGCGTTGGGTGTGCGGATCGTCCACGCCGAACCGCCCGTCCGCACCCACTGCTCGTGTGGCAGCCGCCTGTTCGACCTGGGTGGTCTGGTCGCATGCCGGAACTGTGACACTCCGATGCCGGGGCTTCCCCCGTCGGACCGTCAGGTCGCCCGATGAGCGACATCGTACGTCACCATTTGGAGCAGGCGTGGCTGGCGTCTCTCGACGCCGATCCTCTCACATGGCATTTCGATCCGTTCGCACAGCTCATCTTCGAGATCGGCCAGAAGTTCGACGAGGTGGAACCGGATCGTCTGCCCCTCGCCGTCGCAAGAAGGATCGCATGATCCGCACTGTCTGGCAGCAGACCGACATTCCCGGCGTGTGGGTGAATAGCGGCGTCGCCTTCGACTTCCCCCCAGCCGACTGGCGGATCGTCGTCCTCGTGTTCGCCGTCGTCGCGTTGGTCACGTTCTCGGGGCTGGTGTTCACATGACCTGGGTGCTGATCTACCTGACTGTGGTGGTCGCCGTGATCCTCGTCGCCAACCACGGAGCCCACCGATGAACCGTCTGCTCACTGACATGCAGATCGTCGGGCTCGTCATCGCTGTCTGCTGGCTCGTCTTCTACCTGGGTCCCGTGTTTCTGCAGGCGCTGCTCGATCCGTACGCCGACGACTTCGACGACATCGACGGACTGGCGGAACGTGACAGGAAGTTTCCCGACCGCCCGAACCTCCCCCGGTCGGGAGGGGAGAGGCCGGGCTGACCGGGTCCTGGACAGCCACGCCCTGGCCTCTCCCCAAGCACAACGAAAAACCAGCGGCATCGACCCCCGAGAGTGGACGCCGATGCCGCCGATACGGAAGGAACAATACATGCGATTCACTGTCTCTGAGAGCACTCCGAAGGGTGCCCCCTATCGGGTGGGCCGAGCCTATTCGGCGTCTGAGAACCGGATCGAAGTCTGCCCGGTTTGTGAACGGTCCGCCCATACGACCGTCGAGATGAAAGCGGACAAGGGTCGCCGGTTCGTGGACTGTCAAGGCGAGCCGATCGACCTGGCCGGAGTGCGGACGTGAGCGGCCGCCCGACCCCTGAAGCCCAGGTCGACGGGGAGATCGCGGACCTGACCGCTGTCACATTCTCCGGCACCGCGTTGATTGACCGAGCGTTGCTCCGTGACGAACGGATCGCGTTCACTCTGATCGGCACGGTCAAGGCGATCAAACTGCAGATGAAGAACGGGGCGGTCGTCCGCACCCATTCGGTGGCTGTGGAGACGGTCGCCGAGCCCGGCGAGGAACTCATCGAGGATGTGACCGATCTGTTGCGGGCGGTGGAGGACCTGCGGGAGGGCCGCCGACCGTTGCCTCTCGATGAGGACGAAGAGGGCGGGGAGGACGCGTGAAACCGCAGACGGCGAAGGCCCTCGATCTGGTGTCCCGCCGTGAGGGCGCCTGCATGGACTCGTTCCTGCATCATCGGATCGTCCGATATTCGGCGCGCATCCACGAGCTCCGCGGGGCCGGATATCTGATCGGGGAGTCGCCGTGTGACCGCATCGACCATAGAGGCCATCCCAGTTACCGGCTGGTGGCTTCACCACCGGAAGACTTCCTTGACTTCGGTGCGGACCTCGAAGCAGACGCCGCCCGCGAGCGTGCCATAGAGCGTGCCCTGTGACCACCGAACAACTGTTCGTACTGGTCCGCGACGCCTACTCGTCGGCCATGTGGGATGAGGACTTCCCCACCCTCGCGGACCTCGACGACATGACCCTCGAAGATCTGGACGGTCTTCTCGGCCAACTGCTGGTGCTCCGTCAGACAGTGGACCGGTTGAAGGGCCAGACCGAGTCGGCGGTCGCCCGGCTCCTCGGAAACGGCGGCGCGGCCAGGGTCGGTGATGTCGTCTACCGGTACCGCCCGAAGAACTCTCAGCGTGTAGTTGACCCTGACGGTCTGATCGGCTGGCTCGGCGACGACTGGCATCACGTCGTCCCTGTCACCCGATCCACCACGCTGCGACGGGGCGGACTGAAAGCGGTGTGTGAGCAGCGGGGCGTCGACGTGGCAACCGTCGAGGACACGTTCCTCGAATGGGAGACGGGCGACCCGACAGTAGAGCGGATCCCCGTCGACAAGGCGCCGAAGTTCCTCCAGGCACTCAACGACGGTGAGACGATGAGGAAGGTGTCCTGATGGTCGATACGACGGTCGACACAACAACGAGCGACATCACGTGGAGCCTCGCCGGTCCGAATAGCGGGCGGGTGTGGGAGGCGATCGCCGCGGTGATGGCCGAATTGCCGGGCATCGAGAAGGCGTCCCGCAACACACAGCAAGGCTTCGACTTCCGGAGCATCGACGACATCACGGCGCAGAGCCGCAAGCTGTTCGGGAAGCACGGCCTGGCGATCGCCCCGCGCGTCCAACGAGTGGACTTTGAGCCAGTGAAGTCATCGAAGGGAACCGACGGATTCCGGGCTGTGGCCTACGTGGACTATCTGATCGGCCACTCCGAAGGCGGCGAAGTGGGAGCGTCGATGGTCGGTGAGGCGATCGACTACGGCGACAAGGCGACATCGAAAGCCGTCCAGATGGCGTTCAAATATCTTCTCACCGAACTCCTGCAGATCGGTTCGGGTGGGGATGACCCGGACGGCCAATCACCCGACGTATCCCGTCCACAACCTGTCGAAGCGATGGGACGCGGTGTACCGCTCTCCGAGCTCGAGATCGCGGAGCGGGCCACCAACAAGCTGAAAGGCGACATTCTCGAGATAGTCGGGGATAGGGAACGGGCAGTGGCAGCGTATCGGGATGCGGTGTCGTCGCTTGGCCTGGACCCGGACGAGCCGGTGCCCGGCGAAGAGCATGAGCGGGTGCTGGCCATCGTCCAGGCACTCGAAGAACCCGCCGGCGACGCTTCCGATGTCGCTGGTCTTCCGCTTGATGATGCCGACGCTGCACCGTTCGAGGAGCCGCAATGACCGAACGCAACACGGCGACCGGCGCTGTCTGGCTGGACCGGCTCACCTACCCGTACTGGGTTGCTTTGGAGTGGTGGTCGACTCTCCAGCTGGATCGGGTGCTCGGCATCACGGGCCCTTGGTGGACACGCCGCGCGAAGCGTGCGGCGTTCTGGGCTGACGTGGAGCTGGAGGGGCTGCTGTGATCGAGCCGCTCGACATTCTCGCCGACCACTATCAGACGACCGCCGAACAGATCCTCCACCGCTCTCATGCGAAACCGGAGACGACGGCCCGGCAGGTCCTCTGCTGGTTTCTGGTCCGTCACTGCCGCGCGTCCGCCCGGGCGGTGGCGTCGACTTTGGGCTGCGCCGAATCGACCGTTCGGTATTCGGTGGACCGAATCGACCGCCGTTTCAAATGGGAGCCGGACCTGCGGGCCGTCTGCAAACGGGTCGTTCTCGAAGCCGCCGACGGGTGCGGCCATCCGGAGCGGTTCGTTGCCCTGTCCGGGGCGGTGGCGTGTGAACGCTGCCAGGAGATCGCGCAAGGCTGGAAGGACTGCCGGGTTACCGGCTGTCGGCATCTTGCCCCTCCGGACTTGAAAGTCTGCGCGGATCATCAGACGGCTTGGGTGCTCTGCGTCGACTGTGGCGGTCAGGGTGGCGGCGACTGTGAAGAGTTCGACTGTCACGGCCGCTACTGCGACCTGGGCGTGTCGGAATGCGACGTCTGCCACGGAGCCGCTGTCGTCCCGGTGCCAGCCGCATGACCGTCCCTGTCACCTACTGCCGTAGCCGAACCTGCGGTGCCCGCATCCAGTGGTACCGGTCGAACCGTGGCAAGCCGATACCCGTCAACGAGAAGCCGTCCCCGAATGGGAACATCCGGATCGACGCGGACTTGTTGGGGGAGCCGATGGCGGTGGTCGTGTCGGACGGGACCGGGGATCGTCTCGCCCATTTCGTCACCTGCGTCGAAGCCGACAAGTGGCGAAAGCCGTCCTGATGGACCTGTCGAAGGAAGCCCAGTTGGCCCGCGCTACCTCCCGGTCTCGTCGCATCTGCCCTGACACGGGGAAGCCGCGGAAGGACTGCGCATGCTGGTCATGCCGTAACAGCCGGAACAGTCGGAAGGGGAAGGCGGGGCAGCGGCAGGCCCGCACTGCGTTGCGTCTCGCCCCTGAACGGTTCAAGAGCCGCGAGAAGCCAACGAGGAGTCGTGGCGAGCTCGGGTTCGGGTCGAAGTCAAGTCGGGCGCCCAGGTGCAGCCGATCGCCACTCGGTATGTGGCAGCACGTAACCAGTCGGACAGTCACCGCGCGATCGGTGATCTGCGTCCGTTTGTGATGGTCGCTGTCCCTGACGGGTCGGATGAGCTGCTGATCGTCGCCAGACGGGATTTGTACGCGGTGGTTGAGGCGCTCGTCGAAGAATGGGGAGGCGGTGTCGCGTGACTTGGAAGACCGACTCTCGCAGTCTTCGCACGTTCGGCCCGTACATCGTGTATTCCGAACGGGACGGCGGCGACACGGCGCATCTGGTCGCCTTCCCTGACGGCCGTAAGGTTCGTGTGCTACCGGATGGCCGGAACAGTGGGCAGCGTCGATCTCGGGTCACGTCAGACGCTCTCGCAGCACTCCAGCAGCCACCTCACATAGCAGCGGACGCCGCCTTGTACTTCTTCGTCGGTCTGATCGTGGTGGCTGGGCTCTCCTACGAGCTGGTCCTCCCTGAAGTGACGATCGAGGAATGGCTGGTCGAGTGGCTTGAAGCGGGGGGATCCGCAACCCAGTTGCTCATGGACTTGGGCGCTGATGGGTGGGCCATCGTCCGCAAGGGAGAAGCATGAACGTCCGGTTCCGCCCGCTCGGCCACTGGCCGCACGCCGACACTCGGCCCCGTCGCTCCCGATGGACGTTCACGGCGTCATGGTCCGACACGCTGAGACTGCTCGAACGGGAACTCGACCATCTCGACGCCGGCAACATCGTTATCCAGGCCGACTTCGCTGAAGACGATATCCGGCTCGACGGGTTCCCTCGCGCGAGCGCCCGCCAGCCGTCCCATCCGGGCATCGTCGTCTCATTCGAATCCGGGTACGGGCCGTTGCAGTACGCCACCGACGCCCACGAATTCTGGCAGCACAACCTCCGCGGGATCGCCCTGGGCCTCCAGGCGTTGCGAGCGGTGGACCGGTACGGGATCACCCGGTCGGGTGAGCAGTACAAGGGATGGAACGCGCTGCCGATGTCGACGGGCGGACCCACCACTGTCGAGCAGGCGGCGACCATCATCGCCAGCTACTCGCCGGCCCATCCGGAGGATGTCATCCGCGATGACGTGATACGCCGCTCCGCGATCCGGGAGGCGCTGCGACAGTCGCATCCTGACCATGGCGGGAACAGCTCTGCCTTTGATCTGGTGCAACGTGCCCGTCGGATCTTGGAGGCGTCCTGATGGTGTGGGCGAAGTTCGACGACGAGACGCACACGAACCGGAAGCTCGCCAGGTTGTCCGACGCGGCGTTCCGTCTGTGGTCCCATTCGATCACGTTCTCAGCGAAGCACGGAACCGACGGGATGATCTCCGAGGCGGATGTACCGCTGGTGTGGCCGTCCGCGTCACCGTCGAAACGGGCGAAGGCCGTCGCTGAGCTCGTGGAGAACGGGAGTTGGGACCGGAAGCCGGGCGGCTGGGAGATCCACGACTTCCTCGACTATCAGCCGACCGCCCAGGAAGCGGCATCGATGCGCGAGGACCGGTCCGATTCCGGGTCGTTGGGGGCGCACCGTCGGTGGCATGAGTCCCGCGGCGTAACCAAACCTGGCTGCCCCTATTGCACGAGCCATAGCAAACGCCATAACGACCGTGATGGGGGGCAGATAGCCGTACCCGGTCCCGTACCCGAACCCGAAGACGCGGGTTCCTCTGATCTTGTTGAGAACGGCATAGGGGGGGTCCGGGGGGGCGACGCCGATTTCAACCGGACCCTCCGAACTGTCGCGGAGGAACACGCCGCGATCCGCCAGGCGGAGGGTTACAAGATCCGGGACCTCGAACCGTTCGTCCGCGATCTCATGAAGTCCCCCGAGGTGCGGAATGAGGCGATGAAACGAACCCGGGCACCGGCGAACGTCCGGGGGCTGTTGGACCGGATCGGCAAGCCCACCGACGAAGCGAGGGAAGCGTGAGCACCGAGTCGAACCGCAAAACGAAAGACCGGCAACGCCGTGCCAAGCTCCGAGCACGACTCGAAGCGGAAGGCGTCGACCCGCAGACCATCGAGCAGGTCCTTGCGACGAAGCGAGAAGACGACCGGCTCCGACGGCTTGGTGTGGCCCCTGCGCCGACCCGCGAGGAGATCCTGGCGAACACCGACGACGCTCTCTGGCCCGACGACACCGGCTACAGGCCGTCTACGCCCGATCCGCTGCTGCATGGTGCTGGCCGGGTCAACGGGATCGCCGCGAAGGTGGTCCGCCGTCGGGAGACGATCACACGCTGGCATTACGACCGGATGATCGGAGGCGACCTGTGAGCGTCTGCGTGGCGAAGGATTGCCGACGCCCCACCTGGGACCCGTCGGACAACCCGAAATCGAAGTCGAAGCATTGCATCGACCACCACCCTCACGGACTCTCCGGACCGTCCCTGGCGCAGCAGTTGCAGAAAGCCCGCGACGACAACGCGGACCTCGCAGCTGAACTCCGTGCTACTCGGGCGGTGGTCGTCGCCGAACGGATGGAGCCGGACACTCCCGGCCGCCCCAGGTCACCGGACTTCGAACGGCAGGTCCAGATCGCGCGGGCGCTGCTCGGCGCACAGGACGCGGAGAAGGCTCTCACCGGAGCTGCGGTGGGGGGGACGGATGGGCGCCCGACTGTGCGCCGCCGGAACGATTACCCGCAGCCGGGTTCGGCCACCGCGGGGGCACGCCGCGCGGCGAAGGACCTGCGCCGGGATTTGGATCGGGCGGTGCAAGCCTTCGAAGCGGCGAAACAGCGGGAATGGAGACGCCCTGTCGAGGACGATCAGCCTCCGAAACTGAAATGCGGGATCCGCGGCTGCTCCGCGCGTGACGTGGAGGTGCCGGCGTGGCGGTTCGTTCGGGGCGGCCGCCGGATCACGAAAACCCATTGTGAGGCGTGCGGTACCCGGTTGAAGGGTGCCGTGTCAGACGAGGAGGAGTCGGCGTGATTGACCTGGACCGACTGAGAGAAGCGAAGGCGTACTTCGACGAGGAGTGGGCTGGCCGTCTGTGGAGTGCGGGGCAGGCGTTCGAATCCCGTCCGGTGGCAGCCGCTGCGATGCAGGCCGTGCTGGACGCTCCTCGAACGTGGCGTTGCTTCGTCGCTGAACTGAATCCGAACCATCCGATCCCCGACGCGAACGTTGAGGGTCTCCCCGAGGAGTGCCGGTACGCCCGCGGCCATTCTTCTCGCTGCGGGTGGGTTGTGTTGGTTCCTGTAGAGGGTGGGCCCACGGACGCTCTGGTAGAGCCGACAGATCGAGAGGTCATGGCATCGGGGAAGTATCCGCGGAAGTCTGACCGGTTTGGCCCTTGCACCTGCCATCGCTGTGTTCCTGTAGAGGGTGAGGGGAAGAGATGACCGCTCGACCGGAATGGTGCCAAGACCTCGACTGCACGCCCGACGCCCGCACCCAGGACAAACGTGACGGCGGCTCCGGGTTCTGCTGCGGCCGGACTGCGGACCTGATGATCTCGGAACGTCAGGGTATCCGCCATGAGAACGACGGTCATTTCTGTATCCGTTCGTCGCGGGGTGTGGTGATGCTCGAAATCTGTGAGGAGGACCTACAGGTGATCGCCAGGAACGCGCTGAGAGGACTGGTCGCGCGTGGGACGCAGGTGTTTCCAGCTCGCTGGTACACGGGACTTCCAGAGTGGGTAGAGGGTGAGGGGATCTAGATGCTTCATGTTGAGATCGTGTGGGGCTCGTTCGCTCGGCTGGATATCCCAACGGCTCGGGTCATAGACGATGCGGGTAAGACTCATGCGTCATGTCGTCACCAACACCGAACCGCCGAAGCGGCCTATGCCTGCGGGCTGTCTCAGAAGCGCAAAGTTCAAGAGCGGCTGGCTGTAGAGGGTGAGGGGATCTAGATGGACGCGAGCCGAATCTATGTGGCGTCGTCATGGCGCAACGGGTACCAGCCAGCCGTGGTCCGAATCCTCGAAGCGGCGGGAGCCGAGGTCTACGACTTCCGCCACCCGGAAGAGGGGGACAACGGGTTCCACTGGTCGGAGATTGATCCCAACTGGCAGACCTGGACTCCCGGGCAGTACGTCGACCACTTGGGCCATCCGGTCGCCACTGACGGGTTCGACAAGGACTACAAGGCGATGGGATGGGCCGACACGTTCGTACTGGTCCTGCCGTGTGGTCGGTCGGCGCATCTGGAACTCGGGTGGGCGTGCGGCATGGGAAAGCGGACCGCCATCCTGCTCTCTGACGGGTTTGAGCCTGAGCTGATGTACCGGATGGTCGACTACCTCGCGACTTCGGTGATGGACCTGTTGGCCTGGCTGGAACTGGGTGAGGGAGGTTCTGATGAGTCTGCGTGAACCCTGCGAACACGGCGTGTACTACGAGCACCACCCCCGCGGTCCAGTCAATCCGCCCTGCCCTGGCGGTCGTGTCCTATCCGACGCCGAAGCCCTGAGGCGGCTGTTGTTCGAGACGTGCGGGGAGTGTGACGGGAGAGCCGAGACGTTCAAGCCGCTCGGAACAATGGCCCACAACGAGGCCAGCCCCCACTACCTGACACCAGCGGAAGGCTTCTGGACGGGGGAACGTCTGCCGTCTGGTCGGTATCGAGTGGGCAGCGACACATGGATCGAGTTCGAGTTGATGGGCGAGGACGCGCTGACGAACGCCGTCTATCTGCCCGAGGTGGAGGACTGGCCGTTCGATGAAGTCCCGCTGCACATCATGTGGACCTGCCCCTCCTGCGGGGGGAGCGGGCAGACACCGAAAGACGGGGTGGCGGTGGTCGTCGGATACGACGTGCCAGATCAGGTCATCATCCCCCTGTCGATGCTGGAAGGAGACGAGAGCGATGAGTGAGCTGACCCGAGACGACCTGCGGGTGATGTTCCTTTGTGGGCACCAAGGAACCTTCCACCCCAAAGGTTCGCTGCTCGACGGAACGAAGCGGCATCCCCTCGGTGAGCCCATAGGGTTCAATCGTGGCGGGGGCGCTACCTATGTCAAGTGGTGTCCTGGTTCTCAGTGGGCCGAGTTCGACGCCATCGCCCGCAAGTTGGGCTACGTGAAGCTCGACGTGGATCAGGTGGAGGCGCCGCTGCGGAGGCTGGCTGCGAACCCGTCTGTGCGAGACAACACCTCTATCGGGATCATGAGAGCGATCGACGCCATCCTCGCCGCTCTCGACCCGGAAGGAGTCACGGATGGTTGAGACCGTCAGGGTGGCCGACGTGCTCCCGGTAAGAGCCAAAAACCTGCCGTGGTCTTGGGAGGACGAGGATCGCAACACGCGGACCCGTCAATGTCTCTGCTGCGGGCGAGCGGGCCACTATCAGGAGCTGCTCGAAGCCCACATGGCGGCCCACGGAGTCGACGGCATGGGCATCGTCGTTGACGAAGGCGGGTTTCTGGGTGACGGGCACCACCGGGTGGTCGCTGCTCTCCGTCTCGGCATCGACAGGCTGCCAGTCGAATCCTCAGAGGACGCGCAGGCCAGATGGGTTAGGGACCACGGCTACGTCGATTGGCATGACCGGAAGTTCGGTGACCGATGATGCTCGACCCCGAAGGAGACACCTAGATGGCGAGCATCCTTCAACGCCAATGAATTACTGAGGGTTGCCCACAGTTCGCGCTACATTGCTTCAACAGTGGCCAGACTCCACCCTCAACAGGGTGTCGAGACCAGCCCGCACCTGCGAACGCTGACCCCGCCCCCTCACCGGGAGGCACCCCCATGGCTGACAGCAGATCCTCCCGCCGGTACCGCCGACTCGTCGCCAACCTCAAACGAGAACAACGCGGCTGCTGCATCTGCAACCAGCCCATCAACTACACCCTCGAGTGGCCCCACCCCGACGCGTTCACCGCCGAACACATCAAGCCCTGGTCAACACACCCCCACCTCCGAGAAGACCCCACCAACCTCGGCGCAGCCCACCACCGCTGCAACTCGTCCAAAGGCGACAGCTACCGCAACACCCGCACCACCGGCCAAATCGGCCAACCATCCCGCAACTGGTAACACCCCCAGAAGGGTGGGGGGCACCCCCTCCCCGCAGGGGACGGCAAGGCCTGGGGTCTGCGTCCCTCTCCCCCCGGCAGGTGAAGGGGGGTCGTGTGAAGGAGACCCTGGATGGCTTTTTCGTGTGGTGAGTGCGGCCGGGATGATTTCAGGACGGAACGGGGGCTGGCGTCTCATTGTCGGGCGAAGCATCCGCCGCAGCGGGAGGGCCCGGTGTTCGCCGCGACCGAGTTGGCGGTGTCGGCCGCGTCGCATCTGACTGATTCGGATGCTGGGACGGTGGCGGTGCTGATGGACCTGGCCCGCACGATCGACGGGATGGACGACCGGGACGCTGAGGCGCCGCTCGACAACGTGACGATTCCCACCTACCTGAAGTTTTCGGATGCTCTGGGGTTGACGCCGCTGTCCCGGCTGAAGTTGGAGAAGCCGGAGGTGAAGGGTGGCAAGCTCGCCGAGCTCCGTTCTATCCGTGGAGGCCGAGCAGTGGGCTGAGCCTGACGGGTTGAGCGGTTCCACCCTCCCCCGGATCTGGACTCCGCCGCTCGTCGTAGGTCCTGCAGGTCCGTGCGGCTGCGGATGTGCGCTCACCCCTGAGACTTCGCTCGGGTTTGAGGTGGCAGTGTTCGCCTCCAACGTGCTCGGGCTGGTCCTCCTGCCGTGGCAGCGGTGGCTGCTCATCCACGCCCTCGAGATGCGCGCCGACGGGTCGTTCCGGTTCCGGACGGTGGTGGTGCTGGTCGGCCGGCAGAACGGCAAGTCGACGGTCCTGCAGATCCTCAGCCTGTGGATGATGTACCTGTTCGGCGTGAAGCTGGTGATCGGCACCGCTCAGAACCTCGACGTCGCCGAAGAGGTGTGGCAGGGAGCGGTGGAGATCGCCAAGGCGGTCCCCGAACTCGCCGAGGAAATCGACAAGGTCGTCCAGATCAACGGCAAGAAGTCGCTGAACCTGATCGGCGGCCACCGGTACAAGGTGGCGGCAGCATCGAGGCGGGGCGGCCGTGGCCTGGCCGGAGACCTGGTCCTTCTCGACGAGCTGCGTGAACATCAGTCGTGGGATGCGTGGGCTGCCGTTACGAAGACGACGATGGCCCGGGCGTTGGCGATGGTGTGGGCCGCATCGAACGCCGGCGACGCCGCATCGATCGTGCTCCGCTGGCTCCGCAAGATGGCGCATCTCGCGATCGGTGACCCGGACGGGCTAGGCGACGCCGACGACGTGACCGCAGGCGACGACATCGAAGACGTCGACGACGCCACCCTGGGGATCTTCGAATGGTCCGCCGAGCCGGGCTGCTCGATCTTCGACCGGGACGGCTGGTGCCAGGCCAACCCCGGTCTCGGGTACACGATCACCGAACGGGCCATCCTGTCCGCCGCCAAGACAGACCCCGAATGGGTGTTCCGCACCGAGGTCCTCTGCCAATGGTTGGACTCCACATCGGACGGACCGTTCCCCGCCGACGCATGGACGGGGTGCGCCGACCCCGAGTCTCAGATCGCGGAGGATTCGCCGCTCGTGTGGTGTGTGGACGTGTCGTGGGATCGGACCGTCGCTCATATCGCGGTGGCCGGCTGGCGGGAAGACCGCCGACCCCACGTCGAGATTGTCGCCTCGAGGGTCGGTACCGACTGGGTGACGGCATGGTTCGCCGACCCGACCCACCCGGACCGTTTGAAACCCCCGGTGGCGGTGCAGGCGAAACGGGCCCCCGCGACGGATCTGATCGAAGACCTGAAAGCGGTCGGGGTCGAAGTCATCGGATGGGACGGGGTCGAAGGGACCGGCGAGCTCTACGACCATGTGCGGGCGGCGGTTGGTGACGGGGACAGTCGTGTCCTGTTGGCGCACCGGGCTCAGCCGGTCCTCGATCAGGCTGCGAACACTGCTGCGACCCGTCCGGTCGGGGACATGTGGGCGTGGGACCGTCGGAAATCCCCGGCGGATGCTGCTCCTCTGGTTGCTGCGACCGGTGCCCTCTGGTGTTTGAAGGCACAGTCGAAGCCGAAGAAACGATCCGGGGAAGCGAGGTTCTGATGCCCACTGACCCGCAGATCCTCGAACGGTTCGCCGAACTGAAAGCAGCCCGAGACAAAGAGAGCGCTCGGCTGCAGAAGATCCACCGGTACCTGCGTGACGACCCGACCCGCCGGCTCGAAGGACTCCCATCGTCGGTCCCCGCTGAGGTGCAGCGGCTCGCCCGTCTCGCCCGGGCCAACGTGCTCAAGTTCGCTGTGAACAGTCGGGTCCAGTCGATGTATGTGGACGGGTTCCGTGGCCGCGGCGAATCCGATGATTCGCCCGTGTGGGCCGCGTGGCAGGCGAACGGGATGGACGCCCGCCAGATCGGCATCCACCGGTCCGGTCTGTCGTTCGGCGCCGCCTATGCGACGGTGCTGCCTGGCCGGCCGGTCCCTGTGATCCGGGGGGCGTCGTCACGGAAACTGACCGCCCTATACGGGGCTGATGACGTGTGGCCCGTCATCGCATTGGAGCAGCGCGGCGAGAAGTCGTGGCGGCTCGTCGACTCGACCCACGTGTTTAGTCTCCGCACCGCCGACTCGGACAAGCCCGAGATCGTCAGCCGGGCCGAACACAAGGCTGACTTCTTCGGTGAGCCGGTGTGCCCGGTGGTCCGATACCGGGACACGATCGACCTGGACGACCCGATCCGGGGGATCGTCGAACCCCTCATTCCGCTGCAGGATCAGATCAACATCACCACGTTCGGGCTGCTCGTCGCCCAGCATTTCGGGGCGTTCAAGTTCCGCTACATCCTCGGATGGGTCGCGGAGACCGAAGAGCAGAGGATCAAGGCGTCCATGTCGAACTTCTTCACACTGGACGAGGACAAGGACAGTGTGGAGATCGGCCAGCTCGACGAAACCCCGCTGACCGGGTACATCGAGTCCCGCAAGTCGACTCTCGAACTGTTCGCCGCGATTTCACAGACTCCGGCACACGAGCTGATGGGCCAACTCATCAACCTGAGTGCCGAGGCTCTCGCTGCTGCTGAGGCGGGGAAACAGCGGGCGATCTTGGAGAACAAGACGGTCATGGGCGAATCCCACGAGCAGACCCTGAACTTGGCCGGCGCCTACATGGGGGTCGACCCCGACGCCGGCGCCTACGTCCGCTGGCAGGACACCGAAGCCCGGGCGCTCGCCCAGCTGGTCGACGCGTTGGGCAAGGCCGTCCAAATGCTCGGCATCCCACCCCAGGCCTTGTGGGATCGGGTGGCGGACGCGTTGGGTGCGTCACAGCAGGAAGTCGCATCGTGGAAGGAACTCGCATCGGCGATGGATCCGTTCGGTGTCCTCGAGGGGACACTCGACCGGCAAGCCGCCGTCTGATGGCTGTCACTGCGGAAGGCCGGCAGCTCACCTTCCAGCATCGGCGCCGGCAGGTCGCGATCCGGTCGGCGATCCTCCGGGACCTGCTGAAACTGTGGGGGATTGTCGACCCGACGAACCTGACAGGCACGATCGGACCGTTCACCGACGCTGCTGTGACTCTCGTCGAAACCGGGCATCGCCGGTCCGCTTCCCTGGCGGTCGTCTACTACGAGCGGTACCGGCAGGCTGAACGGGTCCGTGGTCAGGTCACGATCATCGAACCGGAACCGCCAGCCCGCAGTCAGATGGCGGATCTGGTGCGGGGTGCCGGTCTGGCGGGGATCGTCAACGCAAGGCGACGCGGGTTCACCCCGGCGGCGGCGGCCCGCAACGGGTATGTGAAGGCGTCCGGGTCGGCATCTGATCTGGTCCTGGCCGGTGTCCGCGATGTGATCGGCCAGGCAACCGCCACCGATCGGGCGGCGAGAGGCTGGCGGCGGGTCACATCATCGGATCCGTGCGACTTCTGCCAACAGATCGCCGACGAGGGCGTCCACGGGAAGGACGCAGGGTTCGAAGCGCACAACCACTGCGCCTGCGTCGCCGAACCCGCATTCGACTGAGAACAAGGCAACCGGCTCATATGAAGGAGATATCTGATGGCTGAGACTGTGTACAACGCCGCCAAAGCGGGCCTGCTCGACGGGACCATCGACCTGGACACAGACGACATTCGTTGTCTGCTGCTCACCGGTGCGGTCACGATCGACGCCGACCATGCGACCGTCGCGGCGGTCATCGCAGCGAACACCGAAGCATCCGACGGGTCATACGCCCGGCAGGCGCTCGTCAATGAGACGGTCACGCAGAACGACACCGACGACCGGGCCGAGTTCAGCGCGGACACCATCGACTTCGGGGCACTCGACAACGAGACCCCGACTGCGGCGCTGATCTTCAAGTTCGTCACGAACGACGCCGGATCGACACCCATCTCGATTCACGACACCGGGTTCGGGACGGCTGCGAACGGCGCCGGGTACACGATCGAGATCCCGAACGACATCCTCCGCGCCTCCTAGTTGTTGCCGGTCAAGTCCGCCCGCATCTTCTATCCGGACGGCTCTTCCTACGAGATCCCCAAGGATGGGACGTGGGCTGAGGCCCCGCCGTTCGGGGTGCAGGCGGTCGTCTACTACCACCTCCCCGCCGGGACGACCCTGCAGATGGACAACGACGTGTACTACTGGCTCGGACGGGAGGCGGGCGGTCAGCCGTGGAAGATGGGCCTGTTCGTCGACGACGGCACCTACTGGCGGGTGCATGACCTTGTGAGCAAGGCGGTGACACCATGAGCACCACCTACTTCCTCACTGGTTCGGGGACACTGGTCGATGACGCCCCCGCGACCACGACGCAGGACATCACGACTGCGGTTGCCGAGACGATCGACACCGACTACGACCATGCCGACGCCCCCTCAACCGACGGGGTAACCGGGGATTATGCGGCGGCGATCGTCATCTCGACCGCATCGCCCGACCATCAGATATCCGTCGCGTGGGCCAGGCTCAACTCGGGTGGCACACCCCAGAACACGTCATCGTTCACATCTGAACAGACCTCGGCGGTCGGAACACTCAACTTCTCGGCGTCGTCCGTTGACCTCGGTACGTGGGCGGCCGGTGACCGGCTGCGAATCATCGTCCGCACCCGTGACACCCGGTCGATGGGTGGCGGCACCCGGACCACCACCTACGACATCGGGTCTGCCGGTTCGACCACGACCGCACCGTGGACTGCGGCAGCGGAGCCAGTGGTCGTCACACTGGCATCCGCCACGGCCAGTTTCACCGCACAGGCTGTCTCCCCGACACTCGCCGCGGTCGGCCTCCAACTGACCCCGACGGCGGTCACGGTGGCAGCACAGGCTGTGTCACCGACCACTGCAGCGGCCGCGGTCACCCTGTCATCCGTGGCGCTGACGTTCACCGGGCAGGCGTTGAGCCCACAGGCGCCGGTAGCCGTCCCCCTGTCCCCGGCGACGCTCAACGTCGCGGCACAACCGCTGTCTCCGACTGCTGGAGGGGTGACCGCAGAACTCGCCCCAACGTCCGTGACATTGACTGCGGAAGCACTCTCACCGACCCCCGCCGCTGCCATAGTCGCCCTTTCCCCAGCGACGGTGACCACCTCCGGACAGGCGCTGACGCCGACGGTTGCAGCCTTGACCGTCACACTCACGCCGGTTGTTCTTGATCTGGCGGCGCAGACGCTGCAGCCGTCCGGTGGCGGAGGGGCCGTCCAGCTCGCATCTGCAGCGGTCACGTTCGAGGCCCAACAACTGGCCCCGGTCCAGCCGGTTGTTCTCACCGCGGCGAACCTGACCGTGGAAGCACAGGGGCTGTCTCCGACTGTTGCCGGGGCGCCGGTCGTTGTCACCGCTGCACCCGCGACCGTGAATCTGGCGGCTGTCGTGCTGACGTTGGGTGGCGCCGTCGACCAGGTCGACAGGATCGTGATCGATGCCAGCGTGACGCGTCCGGTCGTTCCCGGGTCGAAGGACTATCAGCGAGTGGAAGCGAGCGTCTGATGCCCCATGTCGTCGGTGGCCGTCTTCACGGCTACATCAACCGAGCCCTCGCCTTCACAATCGACGTCGACACCGACGAAACCGCCGACGACTGGTCGAACGTGACATGGCGGATCGGCAACATCCTCGAAATCACCGAACTGTCACCCGTCGACGGGGGAAACGGGATCACCGTCGACGTGGACTTGACCGCCGCCCAACTGGCCCTCCCTGCGGCTACCTACCGGTGGGAACTGGTCGCCACAGTCGACGGGGAGGTCCGCACCCGCGGCACGGACTGGTTCCAACTCGACCCAGAGCCAACCACCGCACCCGCCTAACCCGCGTTCGACTGAGAGGGGACGACCGTGATCCTCAGATGGCTGCGGTTCGTGCTCTGCAGGTGGTTCGGAGCGCACCTCGAAGTTCGCAAGGCGTCATGGGCCCGGTGCCCTGCCTGCTGGATCCGGCTCACATAGCGGGGTGGCTGCTGGCAGCCCGCCAGGACTCATAACCCTGGTCCCGCCGGTTCGATTCCGGCCCCCGCGACCAACGCACACGACCGGCGTTCAACGGTCGGCGACTCCACTAGGAGGAACCCATGCCGGAAGGCACAGAAACGCCCCCAGAGGGCGGCAAGACGTTCACCCAGGAGCAGATCGACGACCTCGTTGAGAAGCGACTGGCCAGGGAACGGGAGAAATACTCGGACTACGAAGACCTGAAGTCTCAGGTCAAGGCACTCGCCGACGAGAAGAAGAAGCTCGAGGACGAGGGCAAGTCCGACTCGGAGAAGGTCAGCGAACAACTGGCCGCACTCCAAAAGCAGCTCGAGGAGGAGAAGCAGGCCCGGACCAAGTCCGAAGCCGAAGCGCTCCGTCTCCGTGTTGCCCAGGCGAAGGGCCTCTCTGAGGCTCAGGCGCGTCGACTCCAGGGCGCCACTCGCGAGGAGCTGGAGGCTGACGCCGACGACCTTTTGGAGTCGTTCGGCGGGAAGAAGGACGAACCGAAATCCGACAAGGGTGGCGGCCGTCCCAGAGAGAACCTCCAACCCGGAGCCTCAAACGAGAACGACGACGACGAGCTCACCGCCGAACAGGGCGACAAGATCGCCGCGTCGATCCTCAACCCCGACGCCTGACCGATCGCTCATGTGACGGTCAGCCCAAGTAAGGAGGGCCAGAAATGGCTTTTATCACTGAACAGGCGGGACCGATTTCGCGTATTGCAGCTCCGCTGTTGGCGCGTTCGCTGGTCCTACCGATGACCGTCACCCGTGTCCCCCGGACCGACTTTCAGGGTCCGTCCGGTGCTACGGTGAACGTGCGTGTCCCCCAGCCCGGAGCGGGCGAAGAGCAGGCCGCTGGAGGCGGCAACCTGACCGCCGAAGAGATCGTCGAAGTCTCGGTGGCTGTCGAGGTCAAGCTCCAGCAGTTCCTCGCGAACCTGGACGAGTACCAGCTGAACCTGGAGATCGAGGACTTCGCCCGTCAGGTGACCGCCATCCAGGTGGAGGCTGTCGCCCGCCGCTGTGAGGCGAAGGTCGCGACGGTCCTGAACGACCTGGCCGCCGACATCATGTTCGCCGCCACGGCGACGGCGGCCGACACGAAGGCCACGGTCCTGGCCGCAAGGGAGGCCCTGTCCGAAGCCGACGCCCCTCCGGGCGGCCGGTTCCTGGCGTGTTCCCCGTCGATCGTCTCGCGGCTGTTGCAGGTCGACGAATTCGTGCGGGCCGATGCGTCCGGTGCGACCACCGCCTTGCGTCAGGCCGACGTGGGCAGCGTCTACGGGTTGCGTGTCGTGGAGTCGAACTCCCTCGACGAGGACCAAGCGGTCGCTTACCACCAGTCCGCGTTCGTCTTCGCGACGTTCCCCCCGATGAACCCCGCCGGCGCGACGTCGTCTGCGGTGGCCACCCATCAGGGCATCGCGGTGCGGACGCTGTTCCAATACAACCCGGTGTCCGCGACGGAACAGGCGCTCGTGTCGGCGTTCGCTGGTGCAGCGTCGGTGACGGACGGGCCCGACAACTCCACGACCCCACGGTTCGTGAAGCTCGGTGTCGACAGCTCCTGAGCTGTGGTAGCCGTCTGTGTCCCCTGGCGACCCGGTGACCCCCACCGGAACGCCAACTGGAACCATGTCCGCACCTTCTGGTCGGACTACCCGGTGTTCGTAGGGGACACGGACGGCCCGTTCAACAGGGCGGCCGCACGCAACAAGGCGGCCGCCCAAACCGATGCAGACATCCTCATCTTCGGGGATGCGGACACGGTCGGAGATCACCAGGCCATCCGTGAGGCGGTAGATCACGCCTCAGAGACGGGCGAGTTGACGTATCCGCACACC